TCAAGTCCGGGACCGCTTGGCTGCGGCCTGTTTGGCGCGCATTTTCTGCCGGGCTTCCCCGGCGTATTTCTGGATCATCGCCTTGGTCATGTGCCCGCTGTAGGACGCGATCTCGTCGTCGTCGCAGCCCGACAGCGCCAGCTCCTGCACTCCGCGATAGCGCAGGGCGTGAAGGTCATAGTCCTCCAGCCCCAGCCGCTTGCGCTCGGCCAGCATGATCTCGGCCAAGCTCCGGTAAAGCATCGGCTGCCCGCGTTTTCCGATCAGGATCGGCCGCGACGGCATCGGCGCGAACGGCAGGGCTGCTTTGGCTGCGTCCAGCGCGGCCTTGAGCTGCGGGGTGCAGGGCAAGGTTAGCTCAACGCCCCCCTTGTTCTGCTTCAGGCGCAGGGTGCCGTCGCCTTCGGGATTGTAATCGCCCCAGGTGAAGCCAACCCAATCGCCGGGCCGCTGGACGCTGCCGACGCCGATCTCGAAGATCAGCCGCTCCAGGGCGCCAGCCTCTGCCCGGAACTTCGCCACGGCCGCGTCAGGCCAGGGCAGATGCGGCTGCTTGCGCTCGTCGGGGACTGCCAGCTTGCGAACTCCCTTCGCGGGATTGACCTTGATCCAGCCCAGGTCGATCGCGTGTTCGCACAGCACCGACATCACAGCGGGGATGTAGTTGGCGAACCGGGTCCGGTGTTCGTTCTTGCGCTGCGCCTCCACCACGTCCTTGCGGGTCAGGCGGGTCATGTCGCGGTCGCCGTTCTTTTTGATGATGTAGGCCATCACGGCCTCATAGTCGGCGCGGGTGCGGGGCTTGAGCTTGGTCCAGCGATCCGATCGGCGGTAATCCTCGATCAGCGCCTTCCAGCTTGTGCGGCTGGCCGCCTTCTTGCCGGTCCTGACCTCCCAATACTGGCGGTCGAACTCGGCCGTGTCCTCGGGCGCGGTGAAGCGGTGCAGGTATTTCCCGCCCCTGTAGAAATACAGGAAGCCCGGCTTGACCTCGCGGACGTAGGGCTTGCGACCGGCTTTCCTCACCATTCCATCGGCCCCTCGATCGCCGCACCGCTGCGGATGCGCTCCAGCGCCTCGGTTTTCCACCGCTTGAAGCCCGGCGCGATCTCGTCAGGCGGCGGCAGGTGCCCGGCCTCGACCAGCGAACGGAACTCGGCGGGCTTCATGTCCAGAAGCCGTGCCGCAGTCGTTTCGCTGGACCAGATCGGGCGAACGCTCATCGGTCAGTCCTCGGCGCGGGCATCGGCCCACAGCTCGACAGAAACCAGACTCAAGGTGGCGGGCGCTGCGGACCGCTCGACCAGCAGGCCGCGCGGGATCGTGACAAAGCCCTCTGCATGGCGATTGCCCTGAAACGGCATGACGCGCTCGCGGACTATCTTGCCGTTGGCATCGTGAACCCAGGCGACCAGCTCGGCCCGCACGTCGCCCGGCTGGACGGTCAAAGAAACCACGTTCTCGTCAAACCACCGGGATGCGTCATCAAGCCCTCGGTCGAGATACGCGCTGTAAATGAAGGCCAGCACTTCCTCCAAAGTGTCACCGCCGAAGCGGCTGGCAAACTCATCCTGCCCCACGATCTCTCGCCAGGCTTGCGACGTGGTGGAATGGGGCGAGTAGCGCAGTTGCCCGAACAGCTTGACCCGCTCGACCGCTTGGGCCGGACCGTCGCAGGCCAGCAGGGCGATCGTCATACGAGCTGCGTCCAGCGGGGTCATGTCGGGGGCGTTCACGCCCCGCGCCCCCGTGGTCAGCAGTCGCGCTTCTTTCAGCGCGCGCGCAAACACGGTGACCGTTTTCTCTTCGACAGAGAATGCGGCGGCGATCATGGCGTTGAAGGGTCCGGCTTTCATGGTCACTGTGTATCGCACAAATAGCCCCGGCGCAACCCCCATTCGTGGGAAACGCAGATAGAAGCCCCCGGCGGTGCCATAGGTCCGCCGGGGTCATCATTACGCCGCCTTCCACGCGGCCTCGTAGGCATCGCCAAGCTTCCGGCATTGCCATTTGAGCGCGTCCCGCAGTCCGATCAGCCCGTTGCGAGCGTCCACCTCGTCGCTTGACAGTCGGGTTTCGGGCATAACCGCGAACGGCTCCGCGACCACGCACAGCGCGCAGATCAGATTCTCAAGATCGCTGATTGCATACTCAATTTGGGACAGATGTTCCTTGTGCCCAGTCATCACGCGGCCTCCCATTGCGGCAGGTTCACCACGTCCAGCGCCGATTGCAGCTCGGCAATGATGCCGACCAGGACGGCCAGCAGCTCGCCCGTGGTCTTGTGCTGGGCCATGCCCTTGTCCGCCATCAACTCGATCGCCTCGGCCACCGCCTGCGCCCGGACGGCCTGCGCGTGGCAGTCGCCCAGGTAGAGTTTCAACTCGGGATTCATGCCGCGCTCTCCAGCACGTCCAGCGCCTCGGCCAGGGCGGCACGGGCGGACAGACGGTTGACCTCGGGCAGATGCGCGGCCTCGGTCTCGTCCAGCGCCAGCAGGATCATGTCGCGGATGACTTGCAGTCCCTCGGCCGCCTCTACGCCAAGGACTCCAGCCGCATTGCGAAACATCAACAGGTCGTTGGCGGGCACTGATGCCAGCGCGTCGGCCAGCGACAGCAAGCCGGGGCCGTTCGCGCGGGCGCGTTCTCTCGTCGTCATTTTCAGGGTCTCCGGGTGTCAGGTTTGGGGTTGAGTCTCGCGGTCCATCCGCTCGCGCACGGCGCGGATCGCCTCGCTGTTGAGGCTCGATCCGTTCCGCTTGGCCTGTTCGGTCAGCCATGCCTTCACGTCAGCGGGGACGCGCAGGGCCAGTTGTTTCAGGTCGTCCATCTGCGCCTCCAAGCACAATGCTATAAAGCACGTTGCTTGGATTGCGTCAACGGGTTTTGTAGCACATTGCTTGGCCCGGAGGTGCCATATGTCGAAGCCGCCAGTCTCGGAACAGGTTCAGGTGAACTTTCGGATGCCCGTTGATCTGCGGGACCGGATCAAGGCCGCCGCCGAGGCGAACAACCGCTCCATGAACGCAGAGATAGTCTCGCGGCTGGATGACAGTCTTTTCTCGGACTATCCGCCTGACGCGAAGGCAATCCAAGCGATAGCTGATGCAGTAATCCGGCGCATCGCAGAGTTTGCGCCGGAAGAGACGCTATCCCAAACTGTGGAATCCATGCAGGCCGTGAAGTCCACAATGGACGCCCCTCAAGAATAAGCCGGCCGCAACATCCCGCTGCGACCGGCCCTTTGCCCTGACGCGGGCGGCGCTTACACGCGCCAATCCCGGCCTCTCCGCCGGGTGTGTGCTGGCCCCGCTTCGGACGTGCCAGCCTGCGCCGCGCCCACCGAAAGGAGGTGCATGGGCCGCGCCTTGACGGGGTTGTTTGCCATGTCAGCGGGACACTCGCCGTCTAGTCCCAGGTGCTTCGCGGGCCTCTCAATCCGCAGGGCGCACCTCGGCCCTATCCCTTGGCCTCCGACCAGTCCAAAGCCTTGAAGGCGGCTGCGACCGTGGAATGAGGCAAACCGGCTTCCTTGGCCGTCGCCAGCGCCTGCATGATGCCCGCCAGCGCCCGTGCCGATCCGCCAGCGTCGAACGATTGCAGCGCCCGGTGAACGTCGATGCTGACGCGCGTTCCCAGCTTCACCGTCGCTTCTTCCGCGACCAGCTCGGCCAGAGGCTGCAACGTCCATGTCGCAAGCTGACGCTGGCACTCCCTGATTGCAGGACCAGTCGTCGCCGGGTTCAGCCAGGCCGGAAGGATGCCATAAGCCGCGCAGATCGCGCCTCGGGCCGCTTCCAGCGTCTCCGCCGTCATCGCCCGTTGCAGGTCCGGGGTCAAGTTCTCCACCCGCTTCTCTAGGCCGGGGTGCATCCCAGCCGCTACAGCCTGAGCCACGCCCTCCACGATCAGCGCCTGACCCCGCGCGCCGCGGAAGGATGCCCGCAGCCCGGCCATGTCCTCGGCCGACGAATCAGGCAGCGGAATGATTTGGCTGCCAATCGGCGCATTGCGCCAGACCTCGCGCAAGGCGGTTTCCACCTCTTGCAGCAGACCGGCCGAAAGGCTGGCCCGATGAAGCGGTGCAGTCCCTGCCCAGGGCGTGACCATGCTGGCCCCGATGCGGACGTGCAGCACCTCGGCCGCCAGCGCCGTCTCCGACCGCCCGCCGCCGATCTCGCCAACGCTCACACGGTAAGCCGTGGGTTCGCCGTTGCGGGTCCGCATATCCCAGTCGGTGCAGGCGACCAGCCGGTCCCGGATCAGGAACACGGCTTCGCCCCGCAGCGCCAAGGCCCGCGCCAGCATCGCCAGCGCCCGCCGGTCCAGCAGGTCGGTGCCCTTCACGTCCGCCAGCGTGAAGCCGCTTTCCCACAGCGAGACGCAGCTCTGCACCGTCGCCGTCAGTTCGGCCACGTCAGACCGGCCCGACAGCCATTCATGCCGGGCGGCGATCAGGTCGGCCGTGTAGCCTTGAGCAGCCGCACGGTTTTCGTTCGGTTCGGCCTTCCGCCTGAACAGATCCATGAAGCCCATCATGCCCTCCAGCGATTGAGTGTGCGGTTCAGGCCGGTTCGCGGCGCATACGGCACCAGCAGCCCGCCTTCGGTCGGGGACCAGTTGCGCGCCTCGATCTGCGCCGCCGGATAGGCCGGGCGCGTCACCGCCGACAGCTCGAACAGCGCCGCCTTGCGGATCGTCCGCAGGGTGCCGCCCGCGCGCCGCTCGATGCGCTCGCCGCCCGCCTCCACCCGGAAGCCGGGCGACAGACCCCGGATCAGCCCGCCAGCATGGGCGGCCAGAAAGTCCCGCGCCCATGACGTGCCGTCCGCAATCGTCGCCTCGATCACCAGCGCGTCGTCGCCATCCGTCAGGTGCAAGTTGCCCGCTGCGCGTGATGCCAGCGGCTTGTTGAAGTCGTGACCAGACAGCAGGTGAATATCCTCGCCCGCCTCGATCCGGTCTGCGAAGGCACGTGCGGCGATAACCTCGTGCCGCCCCGGTGCCAGTTCGGTCTCTGCGCCGTAAGGAAATCGGGCGCGAAGGCGGGTTTCCCCGCCCTCGCTCCGCAGTTCCAGCGCCCCGAGATTAGCGCCCCAGAGCATCTTAGCCGCCCGTCAGGCCGGTCAGGATGCGCGTCTGCATCCCGCGCGGGACCGTGAAGTCCGCCGTGACCAGACCCGTCAGGACCAGTTGCCCCGACTGCGCCTTGGTGTAGGGGTCGCGGATCAGGTCCACCCCGCCCCAGAGGCCCAGATAGCCGGGCGCGATGCCCTGCACCGTGGCTGTCAGGATCGCCGTGTTGTCGGGGATGACGTTGGACAGCGATGGGGTGCCGACGTGCTTGGTCAGGCGGTCCCATTGGCTGACTGCCGTGCCCGAGATCAGCGCATCGTCCAGGTCGGCCCAGATTTGCGGCGTCAGGCCCAGGTTCACCGCGTTGGCGCTGGTGATCTGGTTGCTTTCCATGAACGCCACGATCTCGGCCCGGAAGGCTGCCCAGGACGCGGCCGCCCCGACCGGGGTGCTGGTGATCCCGTAGGTCGCCGCGCCGGGGATGATACCCAGCGGCTGGCCCCCCGTCCCGGTGCCGTTGATGACCACCCGGTCCAGTTCGGCGGAGATGACCGCCGACAGGTCGCGCCGGATCGCATCCTCAAGCCCGCGCCCCGCCTGCATCAGCGCCTTGCGGCTGATGACCATCTGCGCCCCGCCGGTGTGATCCGGCGTCAGGCTGCGTTCGGTGGTCTCGTAGGGGTTGGGACCGCCCACGTTGCCCAGCTCGGTCGTCTGCCAGCCGAACACCGCCCCGCTGGTCGCCACCGGGAAGGCCAGTTCGCCGCGCTCGATCTGGATGCGCTCGATGCCCAGCCGGGCCGCGACGCTGTTCGGGAAGATGCGGTCGATCACGTTCCGATAGGTCTTCGGCTTGATCTGGTCCTCGGCGATGGTCTCGCCCGCCCGTTGCTCCAGCGCGGCGAACGGGACCGGGACGCCCCGATAGCCGCCGTGCTGCCGCAGTTCCTCGACCACCTCTTTCGTGGCCCCGGTCAGCGCCCGGCCCTCGTCGATGGCAAAGGCGACCTGGCGAAGCTCGAACCGGCCGACAAGATCGGACCAGTCCTTGTCCGACCGGGTTTCCAGATCGGCCCCGGCCTCACGCCGCTCGGTGTCCTCGGCGGTCAGGGCCGCGCGATAGCGGGTCTCGTTGGTCCGATACTCGGCGTCGAGCGCCTCCATCGAACGGGTTTCGTCCTCGCTCGGCTCGGTCTTGCCGACCAGGGCCGAGAGTTGCTGGCGGATTTCGCTTTGCCGCCGGGCGATCTTCACGGAATCAAGCATGATTACCTCGTTTGCTCGATAGGGGTTTGTTGTCGGCCATCAGTTCGTTGACAGCCTTCCGCCAACCGTGGCGGTCGTATGCGGGCGGCGCACGGCCGACCTCGACATGGGTTTTCGCCGAGTGACACGATGGGCACCGCATGGCGCAGTTGTCCGGGTCATAGGCGAGATGAGGGTGTGTCCTGACCGGCAGGATATGGTCGCACTCCAGGCGACCCCGGCTCTTGCCGCAGTCCACGCATTTGAAGCCGTCGCGCTCCAGCACGGCCATGCGAAGGCTTTTCCAGCGCGGCCCGCGCGTCACGCGGCGGGAATGGCGCTGCCACTCGGTCACGCCCATGCGACCCTCCGCTTTTTCGTCGGAGCGGCCAGCATCCGCTGCCCCTGCGCCACGGCCAGCACCGTCGCCGCCGCCGCGTCGATCCGGCCCAGGCTGCGGGCCTTCGCCAGCTTGGCGTTGCCAGCCGGGTCATTCAGCACGATCGCGTCGGACATGGCCGACCGCAGCAGCAGGGACGGCGCGCCCTTGATCTCGCCGTCGAACAGCGCCCGGCGGAACCGCTCAATATCCTCGCTGCCGTCCTTCCAGCCGAAGCCGCGATAGATGAACGGGACGCGGCCCACCCCGGCCTTGTCCATTGCCTCGGTGAACTCTGCATGGCGGAAGCGGTCGCCAACGATGCAGGCCGG